CCAGGGTTAAAGGCTCGCAGCTGGCAAAAGATCCGGAGGTGCTTGCGTTTATAGCCCGTAAACAATGCGAGACGGTGGAGGTGGATGAGGTTCCTGTTTACCGGCAGAAAAAATCAGAGCCGGAGGATAAACCCCGTCGCCGTGAGGCGGCTGCAATACCACAGCCGGACGAAACAAATCCGGAGATGCCACCGCCCGTGGTGATATCTCCTGGTATTGAGTATATGGAGGACGGTCTTCCCGATCCGGTGAAAGCGATGGGGCGTCTTCTGGTGGAGAACATTAATACCGACCCCAGGCTGGCGCTGGATGCGGCTTATAAGCTGGCGCAGTTCACGCACCACAAAAAAGGGGATGCCGGTAAAAAATCGGCAAAAGGTGACGCGGCGAAAAAAGCGGCTAACCGTTTTGCGGTGCCACCACCACCCCGCCTGGTGGTGAATAATGATAATGAGGGCAACGGATGATACCTGTGTGGAGCACGGCCTGCCCGGACTGGGCAGAGCGCCTGAAAAAGGGGCTGTCGATTATTCCGGCTCCGATTTATCCGGACCAGGCTGCACATGCACTGGCGATTTTTAAACAACTGCGAATTGTGGATGCACCGGGTAGCCCGACATTCGGGGAGTCCTGTGCACCGTGGGTGTTTGACCTGGTGGCGGCCCTGTTTGGCTCCTACGATGCGCAGACCGGTGTTCGCCATATCAAGGAAGTGTTTATCCTTATCCCCAAGAAAAACAGTAAGTCCACGCTGGCTGCGGGGATCATGATGACGGCGCTGTTACTGAACTGGCGGCAGGCGGCGGGCTACACCATTCTGGCCCCGACCGTGGAGGTGGCGGCTAACGCCTTCAACCCTGCCAGGGATATGGTACGACGGGACGATGATCTGGATGACCTCTGTCAGGTGCAGACACATATCCGGACCATCACCCATCGGGTGACGGACACCACCCTGAAGGTGGTGGCAGCCGATCCGAATACGGTGTCCGGTATCAAGTCCGTGGGGACACTGATTGATGAACTGTGGCTGTTTGGCAAGCAGTACAAGGCGGAAGACATGCTACGTGAAGCCATCGGCGGGCTGGCCTCCCGTCCGGAAGGGTTTGTGGTGTATACGACCACCCAGTCGAATGAACCGCCCGCCGGGGTGTTCAGACAGAAACTGCAGTATGCCCGGGATGTCCGTGACGGCAAAATTCATGATCCGCACTTTCTGCCGGTGATTTTTGAGCATCCTCCTGAAATGGTGGAAAGCGGGGCTCACCTGCTGATGGAAAACCTCGCCATGGTTAACCCGAATCTCGGTTATTCGGTGGATGAGGCCTTTCTGTACCGGGAGTACCGTAAAGCCCGGGAGGCTGGTGAGGAAGCATTTCGTGGCTTCATGTCAAAACACGCCAATGTGGAAATCGGTCTTGCCCTGCGTTCTGACCGCTGGGCGGGCGCGGATTTCTGGGAGCAGCAGGGCAGGCGCGTCAGCCTGGACGATATCCTGCAGCGCGCTGATGTGGTGACGGTGGGGATTGACGGCGGGGGCCTGGATGATCTGCTGGGAATGTACGTGACTGGCCGTGACAGGGAAACCCGCGAATGGCTGGGCTGGGGCCATGCCTGGGTGCATGAAACCGCGGTGGTCAGACGGAAGAGTGAGGCATCCCGGTTTCAGGATTTTGTGGCCTGTGGAGACATGACGATTGTCCGTCGGGTCGGGGATGACACGGCGGAAGTGGCGGAGTATGTGCGTCGTATTCATGAGGCTGAGTTACTGGATCATATCGGTATTGACCCGTCAGGTGTGGGGCAGATTCTGGATTCACTGGCGGAAGCCGGGATCCCCGATGAGAGTGTGGTGGGGATAAGCCAGGGCTGGAAGCTGGGCGGGGCCATCAAAACCACCGAGCGCAAACTGGCTGAAGGGGTGCTGATTCACGGTGATCAGCCCCTGATGGCCTGGTGTGTCGGTAATGCCCGGGTGGAGCCTAAAGGTAACGCCATTCTTATCACCAAACAGGCCAGCGGACGGGGAAAAATTGACCCGCTGATGGCGCTCTTCAATGCGGTGTCCCTGATGTCCCTGAATCCGGAACCGAAAAAGAAAGCGTATGAGGTTTTTTTCATATAACCCTGCTCACCCTGTAACCATCATGAACCGCTGCGGCGGTTTTTTTATTTTCAGGAGGCTGATGTGACTCTTAAACGGGCCTGTTCCCTGCTGACGGTGAAATCCTTCAGTGAGGATGAACGGGTGATCACCGGGATTGCGTCAACGCCTTCTCCGGATCGGGATGGTGACATCCTGGAGCCGGAGGGGGCGGAGTTTGGCAGTACGATCCCGTTTCTCTGGCAGCATGACCATTCCCGCCCTGTAGGCCAGTGTACGGTGCGTCGGGTCAGGGAAGGGCTGGAAATCACGGCAATGCTGGTGAAGCCGGAGCCGGGGATGCCCTCCCAGATGGCAGCCCGGCTGGATGAGGCCTGGGCTGCCATTAAGACCGGGCTGGTCAGGGGGCTTTCTGTGGGCTTCCGGCCCCATGAATACACTTATCTGGACGGAGGCGGACTGCATTTTCTGCGCTGGGAGCTGATGGAGGTGTCTGCCGTCACCGTGCCCGCGAATGCGGAATGCACCATCCGGACCATTAAATATTTCGACCGCCCGTTTTCTGCCGCGTCCGGCAACCGGAAACCGGTGGTGAAAATCGCATCTTCTGCCGGCGCTTCGGCACAGTCAATAACCTCTTTTCATAAGGAAAAGTCAGCAATGAATACTGGTGAACAGATTAAAAGTTTTGAAAACAAGCGTGCGGCGCTGGCAGCCTCCCTTGAGGAGATCATGAACAAAGCCGCAGAGGAAGGCCGCACACTGGATGTGGAAGAGGAAGAGCACTACGACAACACCGCAGCGGAAATCCGTCAGGTGGATGCGCACCTGAAGCGTCTGCGTGAACTGGAAACCAGTAAGGCCGCCACGGCACAGCCGGTGAAACAGGCCGGTAACGGGAATGTGGCCACGGTGGCTTCAGCGCCGGTGATCCGTGTTGAGCAGAAACTGGAGAAGGGGATTGGTTTCGCCCGCTTTGCCAAATCACTGGCCGCGGCTAAAGGTGTCCGCTCTGAAGCCCTGGAAGTGGCCCGTCGTCAGTATCCGGATGACAGTCGTCTGCATCATGTCCTGAAATCGGCAGTGGGCGCGGGGACCACCACGGATCCGCAGTGGGCAGGCAGCCTGTCTGAATATCAGGAATACGCACAGGACTTTATTGATTACCTGCGTCCGCAGACCATTATCGGGCGATTTGGTCAGGGCGGGATCCCTGCACTTCGTCAGGTGCCGTTCAATATCCGTGTGCACGCCCAGGTGTCCGGCGGTGCTGCCGGCTGGGTGGGTGAGGGTAAGGCAAAACCCCTGACGAAGTTTGATTTTGAATCCATCACCTTCAGTCATGCGAAAGTGTCGGCCATTGCGGTACTGACGGAAGAATTGATCCGTTTTTCCAGTCCGGCTGCTGATGCACTGGTCCGTAATGCGCTGGCGGAAGCGGTGGTGGCGCGTCTGGATACAGACTTTGTGGACCCGAAAAAAGCCGCAGTGGCAGATGTCTCCCCGGCGTCCATCACCCATGATGTGAAGGGCACGGCATCAACCGGTAACCCGGATGCGGATGCAGAGGCGGCGTTTGGACAGTTTGTGGCAGCAAACCTGCAGCCCACCGGTGCGGTCTGGCTGATGTCCAGCACCAATGCCCTGGCACTGTCCATGCGTAAAAATGCGCTGGGTCAGAAGGAATACCCGGACATGACCCTGCTGGGTGGCTCCTTCCAGGGGCTGCCGGTGATTGTCTCCCAGTACGTGGGTGACCAGCTGGTGCTGGTGAATGCCCCGGATATTTATCTGGCGGATGACGGCGGCGTGGCAGTGGATATGTCCCGCGAGGCATCACTGGAAATGCAGTCTGAGCCGACCGGCGACAGTACCACGCCGTCCCCGGTGGAGCTGGTTTCCATGTTCCAGACAGGCAGCGTGGCCATCCGTGCGGAGCGCTGGATCAACTGGCGTCGTCGCCGTACCGCGGCGGTGGCGGTGATCACCGGAGTGAACTACGGCAGTGCGTCCGGCGGCTGAGTCTGATGAGGAGGACGGGAGGCGTGCGCCTCCCGTAACAGGTTATGGCAAAGATCCGATATCTGCAGGGCACGCATGATGCCCGGGCCGGGGATATCCGTGATGTGGCACAGCCGTGTGCGGAGGTGCTGGTTCGCCTGGGGAAGGCGGAGTACATCACAGTGCGACGTCCGGCAGGTCAGAAAAAGAAACGTGATGCGGAGCATGGCGAATGTGGAACCTTTTGCGGCGAACCCGAAAAAACCAGAAATCAGGACGTGATGTAAAAGAGGTGGGCTGGACCAGCCTGTTTCAGGCGGTGGCTGAGCCTTTTGCCGGCGCCTGGCAGCAGGGCGTGAAAGCCGATCCGGAAAGTGTCCTCTCCTTTCATGCGGTGTTTTCTTGCATTTCGCTGATATCCCAGGATATCGCCAAAATGCGACTGCGCCTGATGCAGACCGATACACAGGGGATCCGCCGTGAAAAACGGCAGGGGGATATTGCCCGTCTCTGTCGTCGTCCCAATGCACAGCAGAATCGTATCCAGTTTTTTGAACTGTGGCTGAACGCCAAACTGCGTCACGGCAATACGGTGGTGCTGAAAATCCGTAACTCCCGGGGGCAGATCAAAGAACTGCGTATTCTGGACTGGAGCCGGGTTGAACCTCTGGTGGCGGATGACGGCGAGGTGTTCTATCGCATTACACCGGACCGGAACTGCGGGATCACGGAGGCGGTGACGGTGCCTGCCAGGGAAGTGATCCACGACCGGTTTAACTGTTTTTTTCATCCGCTTGTGGGGCTGCCGCCGGTGTATGCTGCCGGGCTGGCGGCCACGCAGGGGCATCATATTCAGGCAAATTCAACGTCTTTTTTCAGAAATGGCGGCAGGCCGTCCGGGGTGATTGAGATCCCCGGCAGTATAACGGAAGAAAATGCGAAAAAACTGAAGAGCAACTGGGACAGCGGGTATACCGGCGAAAATGCGGGGAAAACGGCCATTTTGAGCAACGGGGCAAAATACAACCCCACGACGTTTTCACCGGTGGATGCGCAGACGGTGGAACAACTGAAGATGACCGCTGAAATTGTCTGTTCGGTGTTCCGTGTCCCGGCCTACAAGATTGGCGTTGGCCAGCCACCTTCCAGTGACAACGTGGAGGCGCTGGAGCAGCAGTATTATTCCCAGTGCCTGCAGACGCTGATTGAGTCCATTGAACTGTTACTGGATGAGGCGCTGGAAACGGGGGAAAACGAGAGTACGGAGTTTGACGTCACCACGCTGCTGAGAATGGACAGCGAACGGCGCATGAAAACGCTGGGTGAGTCGGTGAAAAATACGCTTCTCACGCCCAATGAGGCCCGTAAACGTGAGAACCTGCCGCCCCTTGCCGGCGGTGATGCACTGTATCTTCAGCAGCAGAACTACAGTCTGGAGGCGCTGTCCCGTCGTGATGCCCGTGAAGATCCGTTTGCGTCGTCCGGGAAAAGAGTTTCAGCCCAACTGCCTGACGGCGCATCTGACGGTAATAAGGCAATCAGTGAAACAGAGCATGGTGCGGTGAAAGCGATGTTGAGGGGGATACTGCGAAAATGACGGAACGGGAACTGTCCATTATTCGTGCACTGGGAGAAGAATTCGCCACGGTGCTGGCGGATTTACAGCGCACATTTGAGGAGAAGATGGCCGCGCAGGCACAAACGTTTGAAGAGAAACTGGCTTCCCTGTCGGCGGTATTACAGAAGCATGTGACGGTGGATGAGGTACATCCGGTTCTGCAGGCGATGGTGGATGACGCTGTGGGGACCATTCCGGTACCGCGTGATGGTCGTGATTATGATCCGGATGTACTGCAGCAGGCGGTGAATGATGCGGTTGCGAATATTCCGGTACCGGCGGACGGCAAAAGTATCACCCCCGATGATGTGCGTCCGATGCTTGAGCAGATGGTGAAAGAGGCCGTAAGCCATATCCCTGCTCCGCGTGATGGTCGTGATTACGATCCGGAAGTACTGAAGCAGGTGGTGAATGATGCTGTCGGGAGCATTCCTGTACCGGCAGACGGCAAAAGTATCACCCCCGATGATGTGCGTCCGATGCTTGAGCAGATGGTGAAAGAGGCGGTAAGCCATATTCCTGTTCCGCGTGATGGTCGTGACTACGATCCGGAAGTACTGAAGCAGGCGGTGAATGATGCGGTCGCGAAAATACCGGTGCCGGCAGACGGCAAAAGTATCACCCCCGATGATGTGCGTCCGATGCTTGAGCAGATGGTGAAAGAGGCTGTAAGCCATATCCCTGCTCCGCGTGATGGTCGTGATTACGATCCGGATGTTCTGCGGAAGGCGGTTCTGGAGGCGGTGAATGCCCTGCCGGCTCCGCAGGACGGGCGTGATGCCACGGCTCTGGAAGTGCTCCCCGCTATTGACGATCAAAAATCCTTTCCCCGGGGCACGTATGCCACACACCTGGGAGGATTCTGGCGGGCGTATGAAAAAACGCACGGGATGCGGGGATGGGAATGCCTGGTTGACGGGGTGGCGGATATTGACGTCAGTATGACGGGGGAGCGGTTGTTCTCTGTGGTGATCCGGCACAGCAGTGGCCAGCGTACGGAAAAAACATTTTCCCTGCCGGTGATGCTCTACCGCGGTGTGTTCAGAGCCGGTGAAACCTACCACCCCGGCGATACGGTGACGTGGGGGGGCTCGCTGTGGCACTGCAACAGTATGACCGGTGATAAACCCGGAGAAGCTCATTCATCAGGCTGGACCCTGGCTGCAAAACGTGGACGGGATGCAGGAGGCGGAAAATGACGGCATTACTGACACTGGAAGAGATCAAGGCACATCTGCGTGTTGACCATGACGCGGATGATGACATGCTGATGGACAAGGTTCGTCAGGCTACCGCCGTGCTGCTGGCCTACATTCAGGGCAGCCGGGATAAAGTGATTAGTGAGGACGGTGAGCTGATCCCGGGCGAGGCATTAACCCGGATGAAGGGGGCTGCCATGCGACTGACCGGGATGCTGTACCGGAATCCGGATCTTGCTGAGCGGGAAGACCTCGTGCAGGGGGAACTGCCGTTTTCTGTGTCCGTGCTGATTTACGATTTGCGTTGTCCGACGGTGTTATGAGGAGGGAGGAATGGCAATATCTGCAGGTCGTCTGACACAGATGATAAGTGTTCTGAAGCCGGTGTTAACCCGTAATGCTGCCGGAGAAATGACGGAAGAATGGGTGTCATGCGGGAAAATTCATGCGGATATCCGTGGCAGGAGCAGCCGGGAGCGGATGCAGTCCGGTGCGGAAATGGCGCAGGCGGAAATCCGCATCTGGGTGCGCGGTCAGTCCGGCCGGGAAATCACGGCAGCGTCACGACTTCATGTGCTGAGTGGTCCATGGCGTGACCGGATCCTGAACGTTGTCGGGCTGCCCGTGCCGGATGCGACCGGCGGGCGTCTGGAAATTCTCTGTCGGCTGGGAGGGGAAAAATGATCGAAACCCTGCTGGATTTTTCGGGGCTGGAGGACATCAGCCGCGATTTGCAGCTTCTGAGTGGTGCGGAAAATAACCGGGTGCTGCGTGAGGCAACCCGTGCGGGTGCGAATGTGCTGAAAGAAGAAGTGGTGTCACGGGCACCGGTACGCAGGGGAAAACTGCGCCGCAATGTGGTGGTCCTTTCCCGG